TATTATAATTAATTAAATAGCTTGGAGGTTAAAGAATATTTATGCACAAATATATCACATGGAATACATCATTTTTTAAGAACATGCCTAAAAAATATGTTAATACAATATTAAATTATGATAAAGCTATACCTTCTTTAATTACTTCTCAATTATGGGGATTAACTCCAGATTTTAAACATGCTCTTATTAATAAATGGAATAATAATTTAGATTATTCTAGATTATATGATAAACAAAGAGTGGAAGAAAAAAGATTAGAAATTCCAGATTACATAGATAAAGTTTATCAAGATGCAACTAATTTTATTGATGAGTTTCCTGAATTCCGTCCTATGATTAAAGAGGTCACTGAAGAATAAATATTTTATCTTTTTTTAATATTTTTCCTATTTTTTTTTATACATTTTTAAAATTATTTTTTGCAGTTGCAATTTTAATGTTCAATATATAATAACTTTTTTCTAACTTTCCACTCCTACTATTGAAGGACACAATTAGTTTTTACTGAAAATTGTCCTCGCTACATATTGAAGAACACAAAAATTTTTCTTCAATCAAATTTTAAAACACATAATTTTCATGTGCAAATAGCTATCACTAATTTTTCCATAATTTATTAAAAGCCTGTCATAGCGATAGCTATATAAAAAAAATATTATAAAAGTGGTGATTTATTTTGATTGTAAAAGGCCCAGTTTGTGTACCTGGAATGCCTGATATAATTGGTGAAGTTTTATCAGATGAAGAAATAGGATATGCTATTCTCACATTCAACAGGTTAGGTCAAACAATAGATGTACAACATTCTCTACAACCTATAGCTAAATGTTTAGAATCATATCGTACAGAATCTGAATCTATTTTTGATGGAAAAACTCTTCCTAAAAACACGTGGATGATAACTGGTGAAATAATAGATCCTGAAATTGAACAAGCAATTCGTGATGGTGAATATACTGGTTGGAGTGTTACTGCAGCACCTAAAAAAAGTGTTGAAGAAATGAGAAGAGGAGTTAAAATTCCTAAAAAAGAAGGTAGATTAATGACTTTTAAAGATATTGAAGATCGTGGTTGGTCACCTGCAACAGTAAGTGCAGTAGATAAGCCAAGTCAACCTTTAGCTACTTTTAAGGTGTATGAGGATGATGAAGAATTTGTTAAAAAATATATTGATTTAGAGGTGGATTCAATGACAAATGATGAAAATGAAAATGAAAAAAATAATGTAACAATGTCTGAGAGTTTCTTTGAGAGATTGTTTGGTGGATTAGTCCATAAAACAGCTCCTGAATCTCCAGTAAAACAGGAAGGAATACCTGAAAAAAACCCAGAGAAAAATGAAGAAAAAAATGAAGAAGATACTCTTGAAGCTAAAATCGATAACGCTTTAGAAAAAATCGATAAGATAGAAACAAGATTAAATAAAATTGAAAATCAAGAAGAAGAACCTGAAGGTGAAGAAACACCAGCTGCAGAAACAGTTGCTAAATCTACACCTAAAGAAAATTTAGAAGAACCTGAAGAGGAAGCTGAAGAAGAACTTGAAAGTCAAGAAGTAGATCCTGACCTAGTAAAAAAATCCGCACCTGAAGAAAGTTTATTAGAAAGAGTAGGCCGTCAAGCAAATGGTCTTCCAAAAAAATAGGAGTTGAAATAATGTCAATGGCAACAGTTGAAAAAGAAATTAAAAATAGAATCATATCCAATCAAAATTTTGGAGTAGTCAAATTTGTAGATATTGGTGTGGGTTCTGGAAAATTAAATAACGGAGTATTGCAAGCTGAAAAACTTGATAAATTTATTCAAGCAATGGAATCATCAACAACTTTTTTAAGTAATATTAAAATGGTTCCTGTAGATAATGATAAAGGAGTAGTTGATACAATGTCCTTTAATCTTGAATTAGAAGCAGGTAGAATTAATGGAGTTCCTCAAGTTTTAGAAGATGATCAAAATCCTATCTTTTTAGATAGATCTTATGAATGTGAAGAACTCAGAGCATTAACTGGTATTCATAGAACAGCTCTTAGAAGAAACATTGAGGGCAAAGGATTTATGAATACTTTAACTCAACAGTTTGGTGCTGCATGTGGTAGAGCATTAGAAAGAACTCTTATTTATGGGGATAAAAGTAGTTCTGTAGTTGGTGTACCTACTGGTTTTAAAGTAGTGGATGGAGCTATTAAAAAATTACAAGATGATGGGGATAATCCTATTGATGAAATAGATTTAACTGCAACAGATAGTAATCCTATTAAAGAAATCAGAAGAATAATTGATGCAATGCCTGATAAATATATTGAAGATGGAAAAAATAAATTATTAGTTCCTGAATCATTGAAAAGAGCTTGTATTAGATGGATAGCTGATAACAAAGATGTTGATAAAAGTATCACTTACATTGAAGAGAAAAATCAGTTAAGCATTGAAGGTAATCCTTTAATCAGTGTTCCTGCATTCAGTACTCTTAGAAATGGTTATACTGAAAAACCTATTATCTTTACTCATGAAGAAAATCTTCAGTACTTTATTAATAAGGAAAATGTTATTGTTGAAGATGATTTTAATCTTAGAGCTAATAAAACAGATATTGCTAGTACTGTTTATGCTGATACTCAGTTTGCTGAATGTGATGCTACTAGTCTTGCTTTCTTAAAAGAAAGCATAACTCCAGTTCCACAAAATAAAGTTAATGTATCTATTATTGTTACTGATGGTACTGATCCCATAACTGGTGCAATAGTAACACTAACCGATGCAGACAATAATGAATATTCCAGCAGTGGAACTGGATCTGCAGGAGGTAGTACAATAAACAATGTTCCAGAAGGAACATACAATTACACTGCAACTTGTACTGGATATGAAGACTTTGTAAGTACTACACCTGTATCTATTTCTAGTGAAAATAAATCTTTAACTATTACTATGGTTGAAGAATAACAAAAAAATTAATTTTTACTTTTTTTTACAAAAATAGGAGTTTAATTTTCATGGATCCATCAACTCTTATAAAAATCAAAAGATACTCTGGATCTTTAAAAAATACTGAAGACCTTTTCAATTGTACTGAAATAGAATTAGATAAGTATATTGAAGATTATTATGATGCTATGGCATCATGGGTCAAAAAAGGATATCAAATTCCTGAATCAATACCTGATGATGTAGAACAAATAATTATAGAATTAACAAGTAACATTATTCGTTCTCATAGTGTAAGACAAGATATTGGTATTAAAGATTATGAAAACTTTGATTTTGATGAAGCAGTGAATAATATTTTCACTGAAGATATTGAAAAAAGAATGAAACCTTATGCTAAAAAAAACAAAATACATGTTTTCACAATAGGGGGATAAAAAAGAATGCCTTTAGAATATGAAGCTTGGAAGAACTTAGAAATTAAACTTGAAAAGTTTCTTAAAACTCTTGGGGGGAAATTAGCTAAAGCTGCTACAAAAAATACTAAAGATTATCTTAAATCTAAAGTTAAAAAAAATCGTAATCTTGTTGGTTCGATAATAGCACGTGCTGTAAGTGATGATGAATGGCATGTTCAATCTAGAGGTAATCCTTCTAAATATGATTATTATGTTAGTGAAGGAAGAGATAGTTTCTCAGCAAAAAAGAAAAAAGCTTTACATTGGATTGGTGATAATGGTGAAGATGTATTTGTAATGAAACCTAAAAAAGTAGCTGCTTTCGGTGGGTATCAACATTACAAACATGGTGCTGATGAAACAGTTAATAGTTTAGATAAATATGCTAAAGAAGCACTCAAAGAAGTAGGAGTAACGTAATTATGGAAGAAATGATTCAAGCATATGAAACATTAATGAATGGGTTCACTGACGTATTAGAAGAAATGGTTGATGATGGAAAAATATCTACTCTATCAATTATGGGTGCGAGTGTAGGGACACCTGAATTTCCTTTTTTAGAAGCAAATTGTGAAGAACCATGGATTTGTATTGAAGATACAGGATTATCTGAAACATGGGAAGGAGATGTAATATTATCTTCTCAAGTTTTAAATAATCAAAATCCTAATGAAGGTATTCATAAAGCTACTAGTTTGATTAGTGAAGTTAAAAATAAAATCATCAAGTCAAGAAGACTTAAAGATATAGGATTGGATTATATTAAATCTAAAGATTTTGGATGGGTTCCATATGCTTTAGGTAAACAAAAAAACATTTACAGTGCAGGTGTAACTTTCACCATACGATTCAAAATAATCAATCCTGGATGCAAATAAAATAAAATAAAATGGAGTTATAATAAAATGGCAACAACACTTGAAGAATTAAAATATTTAAGACTTCAAAAAGAGTCTAAATATGGAGAAATAGATTCAACTAAAGAACATATAGATATTGAAATTAGTGAAATGGATCTTTCACCTCCTGAACAATTCACAAAATTTGAAGGAATAATGAGTAGAGATTACAATACAGGAATGGCATCATATTATGTTCTAGAAAACAGTTTTTCTTGTAATGTAACTATGGATAATCTACCTTTCTTACTCGAAGCAGTACTTGGAAAAAGAGAAGGAGATATAATATATGGAACAAACTCATCCATACTTGATTCATTCACAATCTTTGGAGGGTACGGTACATATGAAAAAGAAATACTTGGTGCAATATTTGATTCACTTTCATTGGAAGTAGAATCAGAATTCATCACAGCATCAACTGAAACAAAAGCAAAAATAGATAGTAAAAAACCATTAAAAGATATATCTGAATTTGAATTTGATGAACTACCATTATCATTTTTTAATATTGATAAAGTTCAAATGAAAAGAGAATCCGATGATGATTGGATGGAGATGAGATGTAAAACTAACAAAATTACTCTTGACTTAAAAAATAATATTAATACAGATGATGCTAGAGGAATGGGTTCAAGATTTATGTGTAAAACTCCTCGTGCAGGTAAAAGAGATATAGGTTTAACTTTAACCGCAGATGGGGATGAAAAATACCTTGAAATGTATTGGGGTAGTGATGAAGGACCAAGACAATGTCTTGCAGGTGAATTCTTTGAATTAAAATTATATATTATAAATGGAAATCGTAAATTTGAAATTTACTGT